CGTAGATAACGCCTCGGACGACTCCATTAGGAAGCCGTTTCCGAGTGCCTCGATTGATTGCGCCACGAACCCCGTTGGCAGACTTGGCAGCGTGCCCGCGAGCGTTTGCGTGTAAAGCCACTCCGCGAAATCCTCGTAGAAGCCGTTGTTAATCAGGCGGTCAGCGTCCTCATTGGTTGCCGCGCGCATGTTTAGTAAAAAGTGCCGCCCGTAGATACCGCCGCTGACAATCCATTCTTCGATCTTTTCAAGCTCTGGCAGCATAACAACGGCGTATTCCGTGGGGGTGTCGCCGACATAGTCCAGATAGACGCCGCCGGCTAAGGGGGTATAGGTTTTCAGGTAGTCCTGAATGCCAGCGGTGATTGTGGTTGGGTTAGCCATGCTGCTGACTCCTTGTGTACGCCTTCACGGACGTTTTGAAGCTCTCGCCCTTTTCAGTCTTCCAGCGCGAAAACCAGAGGCGGCCTCTTAACGCACCGGTGGTAGAAGTGCCCGGAGCGCGCCCTGTGTAATATTGCCTTTTGGCATAAGGTGCGAGATAGCGGATAAGCCCTGAGCCGATTACTGAGCCAAGTTGAAGCGATTTGATCATCATCGAGGTTCTAAGTGGTGTGTAAGGCTCCATACCCTTGATTACAGCGTTGTCTATGAAGATCTGCACGCGCCCGAACTTGTTCGTGTACGCTTGCCCGAAACCAGGATTCCAGACCAGTTGCGCCTTGCCGTTTGGCGTCTGAACAATCTTGCCGCGCGGGGTGGTGATAGTGAGGTGGCTTGCCATGTTACACGCCCCCTCTTAGTTCCCAGTGCTGCATCGAAGTGGATCCATAATCCTTGAAATCCGCTTGCCGGATCTTGACGTAGCTCGGGTATTTTGCCATCAAAGCAGAGATTGTGAAACCCGTGCCGATTTCATCGGTCACGATATTCTTGATCAACACGTCGCCCTTTTTGAAAGCGAAAGTACCCGCGCTAAGCGGCACGAAAACGGACGCCCTATCAGCACTGGTAACGCCTTGCTTATCGGCTATAGCGATCTCGTTGGCCTGCCACATGACCGCGGTGACTTCATGCCGTGTCCACGTGGTAGTCGTGCCGCTTTTCGTGCCTTCGTACCAGGTCATTTTGTGCGGTGCGTACATGTTATTCAAACCCCCTGAAGAGCAACCCCGTGAATGCCAGGTACTCCCGGATTGCGTTAGATACTACCCCGCCAGTCGTTAGCGAGGCGTCACCAGACACCGCGTAGTTTACCGAGTGGTCGCCCACCCGTTCACTTGCCACGGTTACAGCCGAAAGAGAGGATTTTTGGTCCAAATAGTAAAGTTTATCAGCAGCCGCGCAGGTTGCCATTTTGATTTTATCAATCAAAACAGTATCGGTTGCGGCCGTGATAATCACCCCCGCGCGCTCGAAGGTCTGAAACTCCACAATCGACGTAGCACGATCCGCGAAGCGATAGAACGAAGCGGCAGGGATAGCCACGCCCTTGTAAGTGTCCGTGTAGTAAGCTAAGTCAATAAATGCTGCCATCCCTTACCTCTCTCTTAACTCATTCTCAGTACAAGCGCGTGATAGACTTTGGCTGAAAGGTCGGTCGCGCTTACTTGCTGAATTTGGTCAGCCACAGTCACAATAGATTCGAATAGCGCGGATTGATCACCTACATCGGCCGCAACAACGCCGGTAACGCTGTAAATAACATCGTTTACCTTAAGACCGGTTGCCACACAAGCGCCCGCCAGGTTGCGCCCTGAAAAGGCAATCAACTCTAAGCGAGCCAAAGCAGCACCCAACCCAGCGGGGGTGACAGCCACGTCGGTAGCCGTTCCGGTAATCGTTTCGGCGTCTGAAGCAGGAGCCAAGAGTGCGTCTCGAATATCTTGCAACCAGTCAATTCCATTAATAGCCATATTTCACATCCTTTTTCTACCCTCCGATTTCCACCGGAGGGTAGAGATTAATTGGTTAAGCTGCCTTGTGCAGATAGACGCCCTTGACCTTATTGTCGTACACAAAAGCGTCGTGGTAAATAGCATAGTCGAACAGCCAGTTATCCGAGTTCTGTACAACATCAGGATCAAAGATTTTGACGATTTCCTGTTTCTTGACCTGGAGAACAGCGCTGGGAGCGATCAGCATAAAGTTGATTGCTTTCGCGCCAACAGTCATGGAATACCCGCCAGCCGCCGATGGGGTAGCACCGGCTTCAAAGTCGATAGAGGTGTAGAAGCGCCCAGCCGGAACTGGAACGATGGTCATGTTATCCAGTACCTTCAAGCGGCGGTCAGCGGTACTTTCATTCGCCAGAGTACGGGTAACAACCGCGTTTAGCAAACGATAGCAGGCTGAAGAAATAAAGAGGTATTTGCCCTCAGTCGGGACTTCCTGCTCATCCTGCTCATCCTGCGCGCCGTTAGCAGCGTCAATAGCCGCCAATACGGCTGTACCGGTTGTTAGTGCCGCACCGGCGGTGGTCAAGATGCCGGTCTTACTGGCATAACTCATGAAGCGAGTAGCATCAACTTCGGGAGCCACTTTAGTACGGATAAACTCACCCGCGACTGTGCCAAAGGCCATGCCGAGAGATTCCTCATTATCCATGCGGGCAACTTTTAGTTGACGGGCACGGCTATGAGAGAGAGTCAAGGCTTCCCAGGTGCCGATAATTTCCCCAACGGGGAAATCAGCACCACGGGCAAAGTCGCCCAGGCCACCCATTGAGGTTTTAAATACTTTGACGACGTTCGCACCGGCGAAGTCGATTGGTTTAGTCTGGCCGTCAAGAATGGCGGTTACAGAGGCTGCTTGATAAACTTCATCCAGGATTGGCTGGAATTTGGTAACGAGATCAATAGATTGAGTCATTTTTTCTTTCTCCTATTTATTTAGCGAGGTGGTAATTTTGCGCCCTCTCGGAATGCAGCTACCACCGCGTCTTGATTTTCGAGTGGTTTGTTGCCCCCACCGGAAACGATCTTCGGCGTGGGAATATCGGACTCGAACAGGTAGTCATTTTCCGGCTTCACTTTTTCGAGTTGCTCTTTCAAGCCCACCAGTCCGTCGTCGGTCAGCTTCAGGTCTGCTTCGTTAAGCAGCGCCCGAACCGCCTTGACGTTCTTGGCTTTGGATTCCTTCAGCGCGTCCGATAAGGCGCTCTCATAACGCACCTTGTAGACTTGCGCCTCAGCGTCCTTTTGCGCTTGTTCGGCTTTGGCTTTCCACTCGTCGGCGCTTTTCTTCACGCCCTCGATGTCCAGCGCCTTGAACCCGTCAATAGCAGCGTTAGCCTCGGTAAGTTGCGCTTGTTTTGCGTCGTCAGAAGCCTGCAAAGCTGCGTTTTTCGCTTTAAGCGATTCGATATCCTTGCCGTGCAACACAACAATCTGGTCTGCCAATTCTTCGGTCAATCCAAACTCTACTAACTGTTTCTTGTTCATTTTTACCTGTTCCTTTTCTTTATCAACCTTGTCTTTTTTTAATTGGTCTGTTCCAATCGGGTCGCCGTTTTATGAACCTACGGCTGGTTGTAGTTCTTTTTGTGTTTTGCATAAGCGGGTTATCCGCTGATAATGCCTGTTGTTACATTTCTTCTTGTAAACTGTCTATTCGTTCTTGTAGTTCTTTAGCTTGTTTTTGCAACAAAGCGAATTCATCCAGCAAATCTATAATCATCGGATGTATGGAGTACACGGCCCGTAGATAATCCAACATCTCTTTCGTAAATTCCGTTTCGTTCCAGTTGACTTCATCTGGTAAGCATCTCAATTCGCTCATTTTCATGATGTACCTGTCCTTTCGTTTTCCACCTTTACGGCCACTGACGTGGGTCCAGTCGAAGGTGCAGCCTCTTTACGCTCGCTGTCAGCATGATTTTATTTTGCATAAGCGGATAGCCCGCTGATAATGCCTGTCATTGTTGTGGTCCGAATGAGGGATAAAAAATCTGGCGTAGAACAGTATCGTCTGAGCCAACGCTATCTTCAATTATTGCGTTTAACAGTGTTTCAAGCTCTTTATTTATTTCGTCAAGAATAGGTTTGTCCAAAGCTTTTAGCATATTTGTTCCTTTAGCTTCCTTGTCATTTCGTGTACACTTGTTCCCATTCGTAGCGCCGTTCCAGCCCGGTCTGCCTTGTAAAATCACGCAGCCGCGCTTGCCATTCCTGAATCTTCACGCCCGCCATAGCGTGCTCTTCGCCAAGCTCGGCCGCCTCGAACATGGCTTGCTTGCGCTTCCAGTCACGTACCCCGCGCTCTAAATAACGTTGCCGTTGGGTCGCGTCGTACAAGTCCATTTGCTTCTTGTTGTAGGTGACTTGCTTATTGTTCACCCGGTCTAATTCCGCTTGCGTATATTCCGGTTTCTCGAAGTCAGGGAAGGCTAAAAATACAGAATGACGGCAGTTGTATCCAAGTAGTCCTTCCCCCGTGCCATAGCCGGTGGTCTCGACGAACGGCTGATACTTCGGGTCCTTGCCGCTTATGGAGTACACCTTGCCCTGCCAACTCTCATGGTTAGCAGGCCCGACACCCTTGTTACGTGCGCCGGGATGAGCGCTGACTTCGACGTAATCCGTGCCAGCCTCGCCAGCCAGTGCCAGCGTCATATCGCCGGTCGCCTGGTTGATACCCGTCCAGATGTTGCGCTTGATTGCCACGTCCGCTTGCTCTACGCGCCCGGTAGATGAATTCAACACCCGTACGCCCTGATCCGCAAGCCTGAGTACACCCTGCTCAATTGCCTGGTCGATGCTTAGCGTGCCTGTGGAAACCGCCAAGAACGCATCATCCGCCGCCGCTATGAATTGCATCTCGCTCTGATAGGCGATGGAGCGGGTAAGGTTATGCAGCACCACGTTGGTTCGTGCGAACACCGCGTTCACAGCTCCAGTCAGCACGTCCGAAGTCGCAAGCTCTGGCACCTCCAGCCCTAATTTGCCGATAATCGCCGCATCGGTCTTTAGCGACTCAAAACCGGCGCGCTTGAAGATTGCCCGCAGTTCCTTCTCGGTATAGCCTGACAATTTAGCGACGCGGGCAACTATGGAATCATACAGTGCATCAGCAGAGGCTAACTTGTTTCCGTAGAACAAAACCGGACTTAGCGCGTTTTTGGAACGCATGAGCAAGGCCAGTGAGCGCGATGAATCCGTTAGGGTGCGCAGGTAGAACGATTCCAAACGTTCTTCCAGAGGCATCGTCATGGCGTCAATTTCGTCAAAAAGAATCATGCGTTACGCCCCGCTCCCAAACACATCCGTCGGTGACTCTTTTTGCTGTTGTGTCAGCCATGCTAAAGCTGTAGCTTCGTCCAAGCCGTAGTTTCTCTGCAAGAAGACCACTTTAGGCATGACACCCATTCCAACTGACTGGCGGTCGGTAGCCAGTTGCGCGTCCTTGTCCACAAGGATCGAGTCGTCAAACTCGAAAGTCAAACTATACTTGCCTTTCGGCGCTAAAGCGTAAGCTGTGGCGTAAAAATCCATAACCTCTATCAGCCGCTCCATCGCGGTCTTCAAGCTGCGCTGGATGTCCTTCAGCGTGGAATACGTGCGCTGCTTCGCCCCGATCACCTCTGCCGCCGTCCGTGCAACCGTGTCAGGGTCGCTAAGCGTGCCATAAGCCAAACCAGTTGCCAGTTCAATGCGCCGATATAAAGCCGAGAGCCCGTTTAGGTAATTTTGCTCCCTGAGCGTTGGCGTCCATTCCTTGAATAGATCACCTTCGCCGATGTTAGACGTGCCGTTCAATGCCCGATAAAGCCGCTTATTAGGCAGAATTAGGTCGCCATTGTCATTCTTCTTGAACGCCACCACATCGGCGTACAAAGCCCGTTGCCCGCTCTCAAATTCCCACAAGAAGCCGCTATGCAGCTTATCGGCCTCTTTGATGAGGTCAACCGCCCGCGCGTAGCAACTAACGCCCAACGGGGAGTCTGAATCACTCGGATTGCCGCCGGGGGCCTTGAAGTAGGCAAACAGCAACTTGTCCGTGCCCTGGATAGTGGCAATCGGTTCAAGCCCCGCCCAATCGCTCACAATGCTCAACTGTGCAGGCTGGCCTAACTGGTTCTGGCTATCGCTCGAAAACGCGCGGTTAGTAACGGTGTAGACACCCTTGTCGTTGATGTCATGCGCTTCGAGCTTCGTGTAAATCTTCTTCCCCACCTTGCGCTGCTCAACGAACACGGCTGACTTGATTTCACCGGCGCTGTCAAATCGCACAGGGTAGAACGCGTCGGCCGGAATAACTGACACGCTGATATTTGCGCCAACGGGTACAGGCTTCCACACCATGCCGCCGAGAGCAAGCCCGACCTCGAGGTCGCTGCGAATATCGTCAACCAGTGGCTGAATTTGCGCGCGCAACCATTGGGCACGCGCCGAGCCTTCGATGGAAAGCTCCATCTCAATAGACGCGCCGCGCGACAGCTCGCTGGCAATGGTCGCTGGCAGATTCAGCGAGAACGTCTCAACATTGTCCACCCATTCGGCGCGATTGCGGTACATCGAAGCCCAAAGCTTGATCTGAGCTTGCTGAAACTCAGAGACAGACACATCCTGACCAATAGCCTTTTTTAATTCGTCACTCGTGAACATTTTATGTACCAATCCCTTCAATGCATCCCAGGTATCGCTTATCCAAGTCACGCCGCCACCCTTTCCCTTGTCACGGATTCAAGGCCGCGCTTGGTTTCCCAGTAAGCAAGATGAGCCACGGACATTTTCGCCTTGGTTTCCTCGGAAAACTGTTTGCTAAAGTTATGATTTAGCTCGCCTGTCTCAGCTTCACCTATTTTGCGCCTTGTTTCGTCTGTGTGGTGCTTGCCAAACATATAACATGACTCGCCT